CAACTGGATCTTTAAGAATTGCGGTTTTATCTTTTGTAATGCTGTAATCATACTCATCAAGAGCAGGACCATCTTCATCATCAACATCCCAAACTATTTCTGCATTCTCATAAACCTTAAGAACTTTATATCCACGCATCCATATTGGCATGTAGTCTGTGCCTTGTCCTACTGTCTGTAGCCATTCTGTCTTAAAATAAAATCCACCAGGAACATATGCGTCAATAATTTGACGAGCCTGAGCTTCATATTCAGTATATTCAGCAATTTCTGTGGCCGTATCTGCCAGGGTATTAGGATCAACATAAGGTCGCATAATTTCTAGATTGTCTTCAACAACTACATCACCACGATCAGCACCATTCTTTTCATATATAGTTACCGAGTAACTTTCATCATACTGAGAAAACGTATCTGCTAAAGTTCTTGTAACTATAGCGGCAGCACTAGATGTAACTGCTACATCTAATAACTCTTCATTTCTATCGTTGCTTTCTATAACAAGAAAGTATGATGTGCTTGCAGTTGGGACTGTATACTCAATCTCAAGCGGGTATGGTGGAATTCTTAAAATCTCCATTACTCTACGCCGTAGTATCTTGCTAACTCTTGAGGAGTTGCTAATCTAACTCCCTTGCGAGAAAGCCACCAGTCGGCTGCCTCCTTGTTGACTATATTATAACCAGTTTTCAAAGTACCAAAAACCTTGTCTATGCTATATTTATTATTGTCAGAATATATTGCAACTTTGTCTGACATTTCTTTTTTTGCTACTTTAACTACTTCTTTGCCTTCTAAAATTTTTAACATGTCTACCCTGGTTGTCGCACCCTGTAAATCTATATTGTTTTTTTTGGCAATAGATTTAATTTCAAAAACACTTTTTGTTTTAAGATCCTCTAAATCTAACATTAAATCCTCCATTGCTATTATATCAGAAATGTTAAAAGAGAGCGGTTTTTAGGCCGCTCTCTCTTAATTTTGTTGATTATATTTTAGGAGTCTGCGCTGTCTGCGTCAACATATGCGACTGCATCCAACTCTTCCCAAGCAATACCAAAACGAACGAATACTGTATATTCTACAGTGTCCTTCTTTGGCTTGTATTCACGGTTTACCGTGATATCACGCTGGAAGCCCCATACACGGTTATCAGGGAATGTCATATCGACATATCCTTCTGGATAGTAAGGAACCTCAAGAACATCTACACCAAGTACACGAGTTGTGCGTGAGTTACCTAATGTCTGTGCTCCACCATCAAGGAATTCCTGACGGTTTGCTTGTGTGCTACCAATTCTGTCAGCGAATGCTGCAGAAATAGCATCTGCAAGAGTACCATTGTTACGAACGATACCAGCAAAGGCATCTGTGCCTGCGTAGATCTTTAGGTTTTGCTTTAAGGCACGATACTTGCGTGGCATTGCTAGCAATAGGCCCTGCAATACAGTAGTTGTGTAGTTATCGTCTGAAACTGTTGCAGACAACTCATGAGCAGCATTTCCTACTGTTCCACGAGTTTGTTTGATGAATCCAGACATAATTGAAAGGAATGTTCCTGTTGCACCGTCGCCGTTAATTGCCAAATCTTCGATATCATTACCAAAAGCATTGGTCATCAAACGAACTAAACGATCCTCAAGGGCTGCACCTTCAATGTTGTCTTCTAGTGATTCAGTAGATACTTCCCAATCAAGACGAATCTTTTTGGTTGTAAGTTCTACTTTGCTGAATGTAGCGCCAGCATTTGTGTAAGTATCATCTGCTTGTGCAGCAGCACGAATTACACGCTCACCAACGTTAACTTTTTCGATCTCCATGGTGTTTGCTCGCATTGTAACTCTACGACCATCCTTGGCGAGAACTGTTGCATCCCACACGTAGTCGATAAAGCGGCGGGCCTGCTCTGGATTAAGCACACCTCCGTTAGTTCCTGGGAATGGGTTAATAGCGTTTGCTCCAGTTGTTACACCGAATGTTCCGCCAGAAACGTTACCAAGAGAAGTAGCAGGAGATACGTTGCCATCAGCATCTGTTGCAGTTGCGCTTCCAATACCACCAGATACGAAAGCACCCGCTTCAGCGGCCTTAATTAGTTTTTCTTGTATTTCTTGTTCCGACATATATTTCACCTCCAAGGTTTTATTTAAATAGGTCGGCATTTGTGAGGAAACGTCCGCCCCATAGGGATTTTTGAGTCTTCATTTCTGAAAACTCCTGCACGATCTCGCCTAGATCGCCAGACTTGCGGAAAGCGGTATCTGCTTCTACTGCATCTACTCGCTTGCCAAACTCATCAAAAGAACCCTTTACTTCTTTTACCTCACTTGCTACAGACTTAATTTCGCCTGTAACACTTTCAAGGGACTTTGTAATTGCATCAACGTTAGCCTGAAGTGACTTAACGGTTTCTGCTAGACTGCTCAAGGCATTAGTTAGAGAATCTTTGATATCTGTTACATTCTTAGCAATATCTGTAACGACATTTTCTTTGTTCTCTACAACTTCTTCTGTAGAAGGAGCAACTTCATCAGTTTTAGCAATTTCAATATCAGCAGGAGCTTCTTCTGCAACTGCTGATGCTTCTTTTGCTACTACCTCTGCTGTAGCCTCTGGAGCAACCTCAACATCTTCAACAACTGCTGATGTCTTTTCGACAACTGCATCTACTGTTGTATCTTCTGTCATAAGATTATCCTCCTTTGTAATCTTAATTGTACTAATGCCTTTTGCACTATCAACTAAGAACTTTATAATTTCTCCGTTTTCTGCATCATTCTTTTCTACAAAACCAATATTTTGCATTGGCTTACCCGAATGTGGACTCATCTCTGTTTCTTGTGGTGAAATAAGTACGATGTCATTTTCTTTATCCCAGAAAACATTTTCAACTTCTGCTTTTGCTAAATACCCGCTGACTTCTCCTTTTTCAATTGAAATCACATTTGCAAACTCATTAGCTGGATTATCAACAAGTGATAATTCACTTAAGTCATATTCTTTAATTATACGAATTGATTTTTTTAACTCTTCATTAAACTCGTCATCAAACTTTTTAATACTTCCGCCAATTGAAAAACCAGTCAAAGTTCCATCAAGAACTTTTTCCCATGTATCCTGTGCACCCTTGGAAACATATGCAGAAACATAAACGCCACTGTAAAAATTTTTAGTCTTTGGATCAAAATAGCGATCTTCTTTGAAAGAAACAACCTTACCAACAGCACTGGGTTGATGCATTTCTCTAAGGTTGCCACGGAATTTCTTAAAAGCATTCATGCTTGCTTCTGTAGTTACAATGTCATTTTGTTTGTCAACATTATCCAATGTTGCAAAACCTGATACAATGCGACGTTCCTGATCAATTTTGCCAATGGGCATAGAAAAGCGAACGCTGTCGCCTTCCATGATCCAGTGTGCTTTGTTTATAATCATTGCAGGTTAATTATATCACCTGTTTATATCACTATGTGGATATTATGTGGATGAACGCCCTTCTCCTTGTGGATTTCTTCCAGAAATTGTGGATGGAGAATCAGAGTTATTATTTGTTCTTTCTGTGTCCCTTTGTCGATTCCCTGCCAAATTTGCCCTAGCATCAGTAGCCTGTCTTGGACTCATAATAAAAGGAGCATCTCCGTCTGAACGCTGTGGTAGATCAAGTTTTTCACGAGCCTCATTGGGTGTCATAACTTGAGTCTTGACATACCTCTCCAAGATTTGAGACTGTGCGATTTCGTCTGTAAGAGTTAACTCATTAAACTTCAACTCAAGAACGTCTGTTTTTTCTTTTACAATCTTATTAATCATTTTTTCTAGATATCTTTGGGCTGGACGAGACACCTGCTCTTTAAATGTGCGATCTTGTGAAATTGCTGCTGCGATGGCGGCAGAATCAGATCCACCAAGTTTAGAAATAGGAACCTGATGAGCAATCAAAATATCATCACGATTTTGTTTACGATACTCTTTAAATGATCCCTCTTGAATACCGTTTTCAATTGGCTCCATCTTAAATTCAACCTTGTTATTTTCTGTATCGCCTGGAAGAGGAATGTAAAGAGTTCTGTGAGACTGAGCCTTTAGCCCTGTCTGTAAAAATCTAAACATCTTGTCTTCGGCATCAGCAGATAGCTTAGCTCCTTTGACCGTAATCACATAACGTGGAACTGCCTTGTTCTCAAAATAATCAATATTATATTGAGACGATAGCTGATCTCCAACTAATGAAGGCAAGGCAGCAACAATATCTGGAATGCCATAAAATGTATTAAGAGGAGAATATTGCTTGAGATGAATAATCTCATTTGGCCTTGGATCTGTGCCTATTGGATTTGCATTCTTCGCACCAAAGTTGCGGAAGTAAACAATTTTGTTTCCAATAATCTGCAAGAAACCATCCTTCAAACGACGAACACGAACGGTAGTTCCAGGAATATGTCCTACATATCCAATCTCTCCATTTACTTTACGACCAACTTCAAGAAACCCATTGCCCGTAGCCTGTAGGTCTGTATAAACCTTTTCCATTGTAGTTGTAAATGAATCATCATCATTAAGATTTTCAATCCAGTCACGAAGCATAATCTTTGCTCGTTCAATTCTATTTCTTGCTCTGTCTACCTTGCCAGAATCGTCACTCATTTCAAAACTCAGCATTGTGCGATCTGTAATATCAAAGCGGTATCCCAAACCAACAACATTTTCTACCTTAGCATCAATAGCGGCATGGTTAGCAAAGTTTGTATCATAAAAGTTAGCCAACTCATACATGTTGTATGGTGGTGTTATTACATCAAATAGTCCATAGCCATTTCTATATACAGTTCCAGGATTTAATTGTTTTGATCCTATACCGTCGCCCATTGGAGTTGCACCAGCAGACTCTAAATATCCTGGATTATCGGAAGCAATCTTTGTAATGTTTCTATTAGTTCTACGGCGGAAATTGTTATCAATTCCACTTAGATTTTTAAGATCGTCCCAAGACTTTGCAAAAGGATCCAAACCAACAAACTGGTTAAGATCTTTGCTCTGTGTATTTAAACTTGCTTGAATATAGTCAAAATTATCATTCATTGTCGTAAACTTCTCTTCCATGTTTTTTTAGAGTTTTCTGTGCATCATAAACTGCACCCAAGTCGTTAGTGTTTGGAATCAATCCCTGCTTCATTCTATCTTTCATTTCTGAGTATTGCTCTTCAGATACCCTGTTTAGTCCAGGGACAAAAATACATTCTCCGTCGCCCTCATCCCCATAATACATGGCTGCTTTTTGTAATTCAACAATCTTAGATATATCTCCACGCATTGCTGGAATATTTAAGACATTTTCCTGTCCATCTGTAAACCACTTGCCATTGGCTTTTTTGTATACATAAAGACCCCAATCATAGTTTTTTTCTATGACTTTGCGCCTAACGTTACCAATTATTGGCTTTTTTTGCTTACCCATATCCATAAGTATAGCAGATTATACTGGTGTACCTACCTGAATTGTCCATGTTGTGTCGGTGTATACCTTAATTTTATCTGCATCTATGATCAAACCTTCATCGTCATCAAAAATAATCTTATTAGTTCCAATATATGTTTTGTATATATCGGCTGGATTTACTCCATATAGATCCGAGGAGCCAATTACCAATACCCCTTCCCAGGTAAAAGAATTGAGCCAATATTGCCAATCAAAGTTTGTACCATCATAAGTTATAACTTGTTGCCATGGCCTAGTCAGTGTCTTTTGAACTTCTTGCAGATTATTAGCCTGATAAAATGCAATATTGTTAAATACGAACTGACCATTTAGATTAATTGATCCTAAGAATAAATCATAGAGCAGGGCATTTGAAAAACCTATACCAAGAACACCCCATTCATTCCTGGTGACAACTGGCTCTCTAACTAAATTTCCATTCCAATAATATGATAGACCATTGAAGTCTTCTCCAGATGCAAGACTCTTTGCATAGATTCTAGCTCTATTTCCAGTCTCGCTATCTGCTACAAAATAAAATTTAATTGTATCGGATTTATATTTAATATCAAAAATCTCTACTGGTGTTCCTGGAAACTGTCTCTCATCATACTTCATCCACATCTGAACAGCACTTACTCTGTAACTGTCTGATTTTCCAACATTGATTGGTATTGATAAACCTCTATTTATTAAAGGATCGTAGTCTCCACGAATTCTAATACCTGAGTTTTTATTTAAATATAGATAGGGTGTGCTGCCTTTGTATATGCTAAATGGATTTTCTGATTTATAGTCGTAATAAATACCCGCTTTTTTGTATGGGAATATGTCTATACCAAATCTAGTTCCAATTGGATTAAAAGAGTTATCATTAAATGCTTGAGAAGCCAACTCAAGTCTACGAAGTCTTAATGGTTTTTTCAAAATACCACGAATATTAAAGTCTAAATGAGTTACCAAAGCAATCTCGTTAAAGTCAATGGTTTTTGATGGATATATTAATGTATTGTCAACTACCTCAAATTTAGTTGTTAAAAAGCCTGAAAAGTCACTCATGTTTATAATAGAACCTTCTCTTGCAGTTCTTGTTGTAGTGAAGTTAGATCTCGGAGCGTTAGCACCCTCTTCAACGTACTGAAAAGTTACATAGCTTCTTATAGATGCATCTTCAGTATCGTATTCATAGTACTTCTCAGTTTGTCCAGACATTTGAAGATAGTTGTCCCAACCAGTAAACAAATAATTATCTAATTGATTATATGATCTTTGAATTGGATATTCGTAGTCATCTTTTAATTCTTGATAGGTCCAGGTACTTGTTGATGCTTGATCAACTAGTTCAGATGGAGGCGGATATCCAATATTAAATTGTAAAAAGTCAAGTCCATAATATGAATTGCCTGCTGAATCATCAATAAATTGTGCAAAAAATGATAAAGGCAAATAGTCTTCCCAATATCCAGCAACTCCAATATCTAAGAAATATGTATTATATGCCTCTGTTGGAAGCAGAGTATAACTTGCTGTAAATGCTATCAATGATTCGGCAGAGGTTGTTGCTGAAAAACCATTTTCAAAATAATCATCTATTTCTTGTGCATTAACAGCGGTGCATAAACCAAAAGAATACATTTGTCCCTCAAATGTATTTGATGTGGTTGCATCTCCAGCAACATATAACTCAAGACCATTTCTGTTTCCAAAGAAAGATGCAGCATTGCCTCCAAATCTAGTAACTAAATCTGGAATATTAATGCCAGCAACAAAAATTTCGTCAACTTCAATTCCTGAGAGGGTATGCAAAGATGTGCTTGCCTCATTATAGTATAAAGTATAAACAATATCATCATCATCTTGAGTGACCTTAAAATAGTTTCCATTTGTTTTGTTATATATCTTAAATAGAGTTTGATCTATAGAAGTAATATCATCATGACTAAATACACCATAAACGGCCTTAACTTCTTCATTTAAAACATTGAAGTTTGCAAAATTATAATAAGCGTGTACTGAATTCCAACTGGTTGTTGGTCTAAAAGTTATAAACTTGTTATCTTCATCTTGGATATCTTGATTATCATCATATAGGTCTTGAATTGTTTCGTCACCTATAAATACCGTTGGAAGTTGATAGTTTGGTGTGCTTATATACGTTTCAGCAGTGATTAAGTTATCAAATGTTCCTTGACTCCAATTGGCAAAATCTGGGTATGTATAGTTTGCTGTATAGTCTGCAAAAGAATAATCTATAAAAGCAGACGAGCCACCATAAGCAGAGTTGATTCCTTCTGGCGACAAAACACCTTGTCCATATACCCATCTGCGCTTTGCCACGGGTATTGGAACTTGGTACTGATAAATAGCAACACAATCAATTTCTATTGGAGTAACATCTGAATAAGCATAAAACCCTAGCCAATCTTGCTCATCTGATCCATTTAGTATTTCTGGAAGCACAAGATCGTCTGTTGATATGCTTAGACTGATTACTTCTTCTCCGTTTATTAATACCGTCGCATTATTTCTAATCAATCTAATATGAATGAGCATTGGTCTAAACCATTCACCTACGAAATGAGATGCAAATTCTTTTCCTATTACTAAAGTTAA